GGCTTATTTGATAGATTTATAAAAAGAGCTACTACGATAGACTTAAATAAAGTAGACGACATTTTATTAAAAGCTATTCTTAGCGGGAGCGCTATTAAAAGAGATGACGCTTTAACCTTACCAGCGGTAAGCGGAGCGGTAGACTTTATATGTGGTACTATTGCCAGTATGCCTATTAAGCTCTACAAGTATAAAAGCGGACATGTCGAAGAGGTCGACGACCCTAGGGTAACTATGCTAAATAGCGATACTGGCGACACCTTAGACGCTTATCAAATGAAAAAGGCGCTTGTAGAGGACTACCTATTAGGTAAGGGAGGTTATTGCTACATAGAGAGGGATAGAAACGACGTTAAGTCGCTTAAATACATTCCAGATGATTTTATTTGTATTTACCGCAACCCTAACCCGTTAGATAAATACTATACTATCTTTTGCTATGACGCTGAGTTTCAACCTTACCAGTTCATTAAGCTTTTAAGAAATACTAAGGACGGGGCTAGCGGTGTAGGACTTACTCAGGAAGTAAGCAAGGCGTTAGAAACGGCTTACCATACGTTACTATACCAGCTGGGGCTTGTTAAGTCTGGCGGAAATAAAAAGGGCTTTCTAAAGAGCCAGCGTAAGCTAGGACAAGAAGAAATAGACTTACTCAAACAAGCGTGGGCTAACTTATACGCCAACGACGAGAGTAACGTAGTAGTTCTAAATAATGGGCTGGAGTTTCAAGAGGCTAGTAATACCTCGGTTGAAATGCAATTAGACGAAAATAAGAAAACTTTACAAGCTGAAATAAATAATATTTTCCATATTTACGACGACTATAACAAGACTTTTAAAACGGCTATTTATCCAATAATTAAAGCCTTTGAAACGGCTTTAAACCGTGATTTATTGCTAGAAAAGGAAAAGGGTAAATACTTCTTTGAGTTTGACGTAAAAGAGATTTTAAAAGCCAGTATTAAAGAACGCTACGAGGCTTACGAGATTGCTAAGCGCACGGGCTGGATTACTATTAACGAGATTAGAAGAGAAGAGAACCGTAACAACGTAAAGGGCTTAGACGTTGTAGACCTTGGGCTAGGCTCAGTACTCTATAATATAGAGACGGGAGAGTATTACACGCCAAATACTGGCGACGTAAAAGGCGGGAGCGCCGAAGTATCAGAAGATTCTAACGGCGATACAGATATAAAAGAGGATATACTGCTAAAATAGGAAAGGGGGCGAAAAAATGAATATCACAATTAGAACAGACGACACCGTAGAAATTGACGGTTATGTAAACGCCGTAGAGAGGCTTTCTAAGCCTCTTACAGACCGTAACGGTACTTTCGTCGAGCGTATATGTAAAGGCGCTTTTAAAAGGGCACTGGGACGTGCTGAGGACGTTAGAATACTTCTAAATCATAATTGGGATAGAGACTTAGGCGGTTTAGCTGACAATAATTTAAAGTTAGAAGAGGACGCTATAGGCTTACACGCTAGAGCAATTATTAAAGACGCTGACGTAGTCAAAAAGGCACGTAACGACGAGCTAGTCGGCTGGAGCTTTGGTTTTACCGACAGAGAAGTAGAAAACGGCGAAGAAAAGGGCTTAGCTCTTAGAGAGGTTAAAGACCTAGACTTATACGAAGTTTCACTTATTGACCGCTCTAAAATCCCAGCTTACGACGGTACACTTGTAGCCGTAAGAACGGCAGACGAAAGCAAGGCTTTAAATATATCCGACGTTATAGAGGTTAATACCCGAGTAGCTGAGGAAAAGAAAGAAGAACATAAACCTAAAGAGGTTGACTATACAAAATATAAAAATATGATTTCTGAAATGAAAGGAGAATAACATAAAATGAAGTTTAGAACATTACCAAAGAATATTCAGTACAGAGCTTTACCAGCAGATTTAAAGGGGCTTACTGAGAAGAAGAACGACCTTATTACAAGAGCTGAGTCTATTATTACAGACGCTGAGACAAACAAGCGAGAGCTTACAGACGCTGAGGCGCAAGAGTTGGCAGAGATTAGAGACGACGTTAGAAAGATTAAAGAGGCTCTTAAAATTGCTGAGGAACTCCACGAGGAAAAGAAAGAGCTTAAGGAAGAGGGCGACGCATTAGACGGCAGAGCTTGCGGAGACGACAAGAAGAGAGAAGCCGAGCAGAAAGCCAAGGAAGAGGCAGAAGTAAGAGCGTTTGACGCTTACCTTAGAAACAGAGTAGAACACCAGCGAGGCGCTGTAGAGCTTACTAAGGGCGCTAACGGTGCTGTTATTCCTACAACAATCGCTAAGAAGATTATTTCTAAAGTATATAATATTTGCCCTATCCTTGAACGCTCTACACAGTACAACGTTAAGGGTAAGCTGGTAGTACCTTACTACGACGAAGATACAAGCTCTATTACTGTATCTTATGCAAATGAATTTGAGGACTTAACAAGCTCAGTAGGTGCTTTTGATAAGATTGAGCTTGACGGTTTCTTAGCTGGAGCGCTTACACTTGTTAGCCGTTCACTTATCAACAACTCAGAATTTAACTTAGTTGATTTTGTAGTTGAGAAAATGGCTTATGCTATTAAGCGTTTTATCGAGCACGAGTTACTTATCGGTACATCAGGTAAAGTAACTGGCTTGTCTACACTTACTAACGGTATTACAGCTGGCTCAGCTACAGCTATTACAGCTGACGAAGTAATACAGTTACACGACAAAATTAAAGATGATTTTCAGGCGAACGCTATTTGGATTATGTCGCCAGCAACACGTACAGCTCTTAGAACTCTTAAGAGTACAACGGGCTACTACTTACTTAATGATGACTTATCTAGTCCTTTTGGCTCAACACTTTTAGGAAAGCCAGTATATGTATCTGACAATATGCCTGATATGGGCGCTGGTAACGTAGCTATTTACTACGGAGATATGCGAGGGCTTGCTACTAAGTTTAGCGAAAATATTGAAATCGAAGTACTTAGAGAAAAGTACGCTACTCAACACGCTGTAGGCGTTGTAGGCTGGTTAGAGTTTGACTCTAAGGTAGAGGACAATCAGAAGATTGCTAAGCTGACAATGAAAGCTAATTGATATTTGTAGTTCAGGTGGGGGCTAGTTGAATTAGCCCCCTATATAAGAAAGAGAGGGCTAGACAATGCGCACAACAGTAGACGAGCTAAAAACTCTATACGCAAAGCTGGGCGGTAGCTTAGCAGACGTTGCGAACATTCAGACAGACGCCGAAATGATTGATAAAATCGAGGATATTGTAAACGGCGTACCTCAGGTTATTGTATTGCCTGAAAGCGCTAGCGCTACTTTGTTTGGTAAGACAGTAAGCCAGTATCAGACAGACGTTAACGTTATTGATAATGTTATCGTAGGTAGCCTTAGCTACTTAGACGCTGGCGAAGTTGTAGACGCATGGGGCGCTGGTAACTTTATTGCTCTTAAGTTTGTAATTATCGACCCTGATATTACATTTAGTAATATTAAGGTAGGGCTTAACCCGTCTCAGGGTGGCGGGCTTGTATCCTTAGACGCTGACCTTAACGGCGTGTTTAAGGTTTCAAATAAGAATGAGCAGATTTTTAGAGTTGAGGTAACAAAGGACGGAGCTACAAAGACAAGTGATTACGTCTTATCAGGGCTTACAGTAGCAACAGAATAGGAGACACGACACTATGTATAAAGCATTAAAGAGCTTTAGCGGTGTTATTTCTATGGCTGAGGGAGAAGTTAAAGACATTTCCGACCCAACAATCGTTAAAGACCTTGTAGAGGCTGGCTATATCGAAGAGGTAAAGCCAGCCAAAAGCAAGGCTACAGACGAACCAGCCAAGAAAGCACCAGAGAAGAAAAAATAACCACGGGGTTAAGCCCCTAAGGGGGGTAAAATATGGAAAATATAACTAAAGTAAGTGATATTACTTTTAACGAGGTAGCCGAGTATTTACGGCTTACTGAGGATTTAATAGAGGACGAGAACAACGTAGCTTTTATTACTTCTACAATCAGCATAGCTAAGGCATTTATCAGTAATTATACTGGCGTGCCTGAGGACGAGCTAGACAATTACGGCGACTTGCCTATAGTTGTGTTAGCGCTATGCCAAGATATGTACGATAATCGTAGCTTATACGTTGAAGATGATAACTTAAATAAAATGGTAGAAACTATATTAGGTATGCACCAAAGGAATTTATTGTAATGGATAGAGTTAAGAACGCTGGAAAATACAATAGAAAAATTAAAATAGTCCAGCTGGTAGAAGATACGGACGCTTACGGCTTTCCGACCGAGACGGAAAAGGTAGTATTAAGCCCATACGCAAGCGTTAAAACTACTAGGGGCTACTTGCTTATTAAGAATAATAGCGACTTTGAGAAAGCATACACTAATTTTACTATCCGCTATCCTAAGGTTGAAATTACTAAGGAAATGCGAGTTTTATTTAATGGTAAACAATATACGATTGAGTATATTAACGACGTAGACGAGGCTAACGTAGAGCTAGAGCTACAATGTAAGGAAGTGACGCACTAATGGCACGTTTTGACATGGAGCTACCAACGGATTTAATAGATATATTTAGCACGCTGGAGCAGAACGAGAAAAAAATGTTACAAGATATGACTAAGGCGGGTGCTAAAGTCGTTCTAAAGAACATTAAGTCTAACGTACCTAGTAGCTTTCACGGCTCAAATATTATGAAATGCTTAAAGACTACGAAAACATACGAGACACCAAGCGACGACGGTATCAATACTAAGGTTGCTTTTTACGGATACTTTGTAAATAAGCAAGGTAAGACAGTACCAGCGCCGTTAGTATGTAATGTGTTTGAGTATGGTAGGAGCAATAGAGCTAAAAAGCCTTTTCTACGTAAGGCTTTTAATGAAAAAGAAATAGAAAAAGCTATGTTAGAAGTCCAAAAGAAATATATAAAGGAGTAGTACCCATGTTTAATACAGATATTCAGACGTTATTTAATGGATTCACTGTAAATGGCGAGACTATACCCGTAGTATTTTGTTATTACAACGGGAACACTGATAAGTACGTTACATACGTCGAAAATTACAAAGATAATTCTATCAGCGGAGACGACGAGCTAGTAGGATACGTGGACTATTACGACTTTGACGTATATATCAAAAGAGGGAAAGGCTCTTATATACCTATTATTGAGGCAATCAATAACATATTAGTAGCTAATGGCTGGACTAGACAGCTGACAAGAGAAAGCGCTGATATGTACGAGAGCGATACGGGATATTTTCATAAAACATTATGTTTTGCAAAAGAAAGAGAGGTTTAAAAAATGGCTAGAATTGGTTTAACCAACTTATGGTACTCACACCTTACAGAGGGTGTAGACGGTACAGCAACCTATGACGGGGCTAAACGATTGGGAAAGGCTGTAAGCTGTAATGTAGACGTTACAAACAACGACGCTAAGCTGTACGGAGAAGATACCTTAGCGGAAAGTGATACTAGCTTCGCAAATGGAACAATGACATTAGGAACTACAGACGACGACGACACAGTATTTTCTGATTTGCTGGGGCACACAATCACAGAGGACGGCGAAGTAGTTAAGACAGCTACAGACGTAGCGCCTTACGTTGGCGTCGGACGTATTGTTACTAAAATGGTTAATGGCGTGTATAAGTACACCGCTAAGTTTGTGTACAAGGTTAAATTTTCAGAACCAAGTTCAGACGAAAACACAAAGGGTGAAAATGTAGAGTTTGCAACTCCTGAAATCGAGGGAACTATATCGGCGTTGGCAGACACTAAAGGCACATGGAACAAAGAAAAGACCTTTACTACTAAGAGCGACGCTCTTATTTGGCTTAAGGGACTTATGGACGCACCTACACCAACTACAACTTATACAGTTACTTATAATGTTAACGGCGGTACTGGCACAGTAGCAAGCGCTACAGTAACAGCTGGGGAAAGCTTAACACTTAATGACGGAACGGGAATTACAGCACCAAGTAATAAGACTTTCTCAGGCTGGGGAATTACAGAAGACGCTACAGTGACAGTATCAAGCCCTTATACTCCTACTGGAAATGTAACACTTTACGCTGTATACGTAGCTCAGGAATAGTAATTATTTTAAGGGCAGATAAATCTGCCAATTTTTAATACTAACGGAGGGTTAAGAAATGAAAGATAAAATATCGTTAACATGGAAAGGCGTTGACTATAATTTAGTATTTAATTTAAACGTAATGGAAGAAATACAAGAAGAATACGGAAGCGTTAGCGCTTGGGGAGAACTTACAGATAATGAAAAAGAACCTAATGCAAGAGCTGTTATATTTGGACTTACAGCTATGTTAAACGAGGGCATAGACATAGATAACGAAGATAATCAGGGCGTAGAGGGCTACGTACCTAAGCGTATGTTATCATGTAAGCAAGTAGGACGTCTATTAACCGACGTAGGTATGGAAGAGGCTACCCAACGCCTTAACGATACAGTTATTAACGCGGTAAAGAGTGACGAAAAAAAGTAATTATATACGACGAAGTTAGTGACCCTACGATTAACTTTGCATGGTTTAAATTTATAGGACGAAAAAAGCTAGCTTTAACTAATAAAGAAGTAGGACGCTTAACGCTAAAAGAATTTAATAGTGAATATCAAATGTATAAAGATGACTTTGACTTAGAGTTATCTTTAAATTTAAGCGGGACAACATATGCGAAAATAAAAAAACAACAAGATAAAGCAGAAGAATGGTTTTAGCTAGAGAAAG